AATAAGCGACCAGCCTGATGCGTCCGATGTTGGTTGCCGTGGCGACATAAAACACCGCGCCGGCAAAAGCACCGAATACCACACCATAATCGGTTCCGGTTGCCAGACCGAATACACTGGCCCCCATTAATCCACCAGCCAACACTGTCGCACTGGATACAGGTTCGGACATTAAGCCCCCTCTTGTTATGTGAGTCCTCTCAGAAATGAGGGGAAGGAGATCACCTGTAGGCGATCGGAATGTGAGCCTTTAGCCCGATCAGGCTCACATTGTGAGACCTTTAACGTTTTGCCAAAGCCTCTACCTTACTGACCGTCTGACTAAACCTTTCTGTTTCCAGTTCAACGTTAATCGCACGCCGCCCTGATAACAGCGCTGCCTTTATGGTTGAACCGGAGCCCATGAAAAAATCAGCAACAAGATCGGCGGGTTTACTGCTGGCATTAATAATTTGCAGCAGCATATCAGCTGGTTTTTCACATGGATGTTTTCCTGGGTAAAACTGAACAGGTTTATATTCCCAGACATAGGTGTAAGGTATAGATGCTGAAACAGTGAAGTAACGCCAGAGCGATTTGTACTCTTCCAGCAGTTATGACTATCTGCGACTTAAGAAATGCCAGGTAGTTTCGGATACAAAAACCCGCGCAATGCGGGTTTTCCAGGTTGCCTTAAAATTCTGCTTTCATCTGACCGGGGAATTTCTTAGTTGCAGCGTAATAGCTTCCAAGTGTGTAGGCTTTCATTTGTTGTTCGGTATCAACTTTACACGCTGCATTATAGCAAGCACCACTCACCATTCCAAAAGACACGCCCTTGCTTGAGAGGTCTGATTTAACTTCCTCTATGTTATTTTTCCCCATAGCTACTACACATCCCGTCACGATATATCTTGCCTTAGCATCATCCATGCTCAGAATAACCGTATTGCCCAACTTACTATAGCCATCGTTTTTATAAACACCCATTGCAAACTCACGACACTCAGCATAATACGGGCTTGATTTTACTTGTGTATAGTCGGGTAATTTCATCCCTGCGCAACCAACTATACTAAAACCGATCGCTGTGATTAGTATTTTTTTCATCATACTGATATCCCAAAACATCCTATGAACTCATTCATTTAATAATGATTCCCTCGTTGGATCGTAGATATACGTTTTTGTCCAACCACCAAAAATGATAAAAAGATTTTTTTAGGGATACCAACGCATTTTTCTGTTTTGTGATGTTTCAGGTACAAAAAAACCCGCTCAGTGGCGGGCTTGTGTGTGTTGCTCAGTTCGCTTTACCGTCCCGAGCCTATCACAATTCAATCATTTACTGGCTCACTTTTCAAGTAAAATCTGTCGCTATTTGTGCCAAATTTGTCACACATTGGCGCGTATAGCATGGATTCGGCAAGACTTAGCCAGGAGTCAATACGTCGGCGGCAAGTCATATAACACCATTCCGGGTGTTTTACCTGTAGTTCTTCAGCCATAAGGCGTTTGCTCTTACGCAGGCGATATCGATTCACTATGATGCTGTAAAGTCCTGAATGACCTTCTCTAACCAGAGTGGTGCCAATAACACCGTCTATTTTCAATCCCTCCTCGTCAGAACAAAATGCTAATCCTGACTTATTTTTGCTGTCGAGTATTTCACGAAGAAAGGCCTCCAGCTCTGGCTTAGTAATGCCAGATTTTTTCATCCGACGAAGAGCGTCGTTAATAGCGGTTTTAGTTATCTTCCCGGATGACAGAAGCTGGTTAAACATATTCCCACCACTACCACCACCAATATATGACCAGCGCCCCCACATTCGAAGCTTGCCTTGTATCCAGATACTTTCAAGAGTCCGGAGGCGAACCATTTCACCAGACTTACCAACTTCAGAAGGATTAATCATTAAGCGTTCTCCATTTACGCCAGCACGCCAATTGCCAGCGCGCGATCGATAAAACGAAATATCAACTCCAGTTGAGAGCCGTATTTCTCTTCGAATGCCACGGTGTCCGCATGTAACTCATTATGATGCGTTCTGCACAACGGCAGCACAAAGAGGTCATGCGCCTTTGTTCCCATCCCTCCCTGACCGTGGCCTATCAGGTGGTGCGGATCATCCGCCTGCTTCCCGCAGCAGGCGCACGGCTGGGATTTAACCCAGCGGGTATATCTCTCATTGACCCATCGATGGCGTTTCGGACGTAACATGAAGCTTTCCGGCGATTCCGGATCAACCCTGAGCGCCAGTACCTTTTTCGCCTTATCCTGTACAATGCTGGTGGCCGGCATCGAGGGAACAATTTCACTTTCACGGGTAGCTGACTGGACAATTGCCTTCGGCATCCTTAATGCTTTTCTCGCAGCGCTCTCCGGCAAGACTTCTGCCAGGTCATTGCGTACCATCCACCAGCACAGTTCCGGGAGAGTAACTGCGTGCATATCGTCAAAACCCAGATCACGACAAACAACCGATAAAACCCATTTTGTCGTGTTCTCCACAGCTATTGATTTCAGCCGTTCCGTAAACTGTTCGCGCAGCAGGTTATCGCAGTGCCAGCACAGTCGGATTGCCCCCGGAGCGTGGCGCATGGTTGTCATCTGTTCGCTGTGCCAGTCTGAATGCGGCCACTGACAGCCATTCCCCCGGAGTAGCCAGCTTTCCAGACTATCCAGACCACCAGCACGATAGATAACCGACTCATTACAGAACACATCACGAACAGCAGGATCATCCGCCAGCGGCTGTGATACCGCCGGGACCGCGCCGCTGGCGAAAGATGAAAATTGCTCCGGCTCTGGTTCAAGCAGAACACGCCCCTGCATAAACAGGGGCATCAGTTCCGATCCCGGCCTGAACAATACAACGCCCATACGAGGAGCAATTTCAGGGGTCAGTAACGCTCTCACGATCACCTCAATGAACGGTATCGAGCAGCTTCAGCAGCTCAGGGAATTTGGACTCGAAGAAATGCGGCTGCGTCTCGCGAGGGTTTGCCGGGCTGGTGATGTTTTTGCCGAACATGCAGCCTTTTGCCGTCAGCGACCAGAATTTTTTAATGCCGTTAATCGCGGAGCGACTGTAACGCTCACGATGTTCAACAACACCCAGCTTTGCTAACTGCTGATACGCCTGATTAGCCGTCATCCGGATACCATGCTGTTTTAACAGCGCGCTCAGTGCCAGCGTCGGGCGGCTTGAACCATCCAGCGCGCCAGCCGGAGCATCAATGGCATATTGTGGCGCCAGGTTAGGTAGTCCCACTGCCTCCTGGAGTTTCTGGCACGCGCCCAGTACCGATGAATTGGACAGGTTTAACTCTTTGCGCATAAAACCCAGCAGAATCACCCCCGCCTGCATCTTATCGGCAGCCATACCAGAAGATGTTTGTGGCGCACTGGTAATCCGATCGAACGTGCGGATCACCTTGAGATGGAAAGACGGACTGATCCACATTGCATAAGCAAATACCAGTTCTTTGCATACGTATGTACCTTGTTCAGCACCACCGCGAACAGTATTTACTGGAGCACGTGCCAAACTTCGGGTATCACTACCGCCCTGAAAAAAGCTAACAGATTGATTTTGTTCCGAGGGTGGAATTCCGCCCTCGGTGAAAAGTTGCTCAATCAGTTCACGGGTTTGCTTATTATCAAGCCAGTACTTCGGACGGTATTTCTGCTCTCCACCCGCAGCCCGGTGCAAATCGTTAAGACAATAGCGCCCATGAACGTCGCGGCGAACTTCGATACCATCAATGACCATTAAATTATTCATGCTTCTTTCTCCATTTTCAGGCGGCTGCACCCGCCCCTGTTTCAAATTTCGTGATCGTGATTTCTACCTTCCCCTTCGGGAAAACTGGTCCCCACTCCACCAGCATTCTCTTTACCTGGCTGTCGTCCTCCCAGACTCATGCGTGAGTCAGTGCGTCGAACAGCGCTTTGTTGTAGTTGTCCAAATCCCTGATCCGCTTATCTGGCGGATACAGGATGATTTCTACCGCTGCTAGTTCAGTCGATGGCTTCGGGAGACGTCGTAATTGCTCAATGATCGCCACGCAGGCAGCGCTCTGGTATTTACGACCAACAGCGCTAATGAGGTGACGACCGGCCAGCGGCCCCTTGTTAGGGGCGCGCCAGTAAGTGTTCACGCTCGGAGGAAAAGGCAGGATCAGTTTCACACGGCCTCTCCCCGCATATTGCGAACAAGTTCAGAAGCTGCAGTAATGATTTCGCTGGTGGCCGTTCGTTCCAGCCAGAGTTGATTAATGTTGGCTTTCAGCTTGTTCTGCTGTAATGCGTCCAGAGAATCCGCCCCCTCAACCTGGTTGAACACCAGACCAACCTCAAGCGGCCAGATACGCGAATCCACATCAGGTAATACTGCTGGCGCTACAATGGGTTCTTCTTGCTCTGGAACCGTGGTGGCTGGTGGCTGAACCTTTCCCGCAGCAAATTCGACCAGTGACATAAACGCCTTCCCTTTTTCCTCCAGTTCGGTACGGCTGATGTAGCTTAAATGCTCGCCGCGCCAGGATTTATCGAAGATTGCAATGGCGCCAGCAAAGAAAGCACCAGTGGGTTTCTGCTTATTGTCCGCAGGAACAAACCACACTGGGAGATCGAAACCAATACGACCGCGGATAAACATGATGTGGTCAGCGTCTTCCGGCCACCACGTTTCACTTGTCGCTGCTTTAATGAGGAACACGTAACGCCCACCCTTTTCACGCATCGCCATTGTGTGATCCATGATGTGGGTCATGCCGGTGATCGCCTGCTTCTCGTGGTACTGAGAGCGGCTATAGGGTGGATTACCGAATGCGGCCCCGCCGATTGACTCCAGCATTTCAGCCCAATCTTGTACCAGCGCGTTATCATCGGCGGTGTACCACACAGGGCACTTAGCGTTATCGTCGTCAGCAAAGAGATCCAGCGTTAGGGGACCGAATATCGCATTAATGCCCCAAAAAAGCAGGTCTGGTGTCCGCCACTGATCGCCGACTTCTTTCAGTTCATGTGCTGATTTGTTGCGCAGTTCTGCCAGCGCCTGGCAATATTTATTGCTCATTAAGACCCCACATAATTCCCTGACAGATACCACTCACTACCTGATGCAACATACTTTCTGCTCTTCCGCAAACACCGTTCACGGCGCGCCAGAAAGGCGCTACGTTCCGACGGGATATGACTCTCCCGGAATGCCTCCATCCATACCGTAGCTGCACGACGGAACAACCCTCCCGACTCCAGTGTTTCTGCCTGACGTATCAGATGCATAATCACCTGCGGGTCGTTGGTTCCGACATAACAGCTCCGCACAGGTTTAGTCCCGATATCTGGCTCCTGATCCGGCTGTATGTCTGTCTCAAGAGCAAAATGCCTGCGAGTTTTACCTTCAAAGCGATGAGCAACACGCCCGCACTGGCGTAACTTACTTGTCGACTGCAGGACGCTTTTACGCGGGAAATCTGCAAAAGCATTCGCTATATCGCTGGAAGTACATCCCGGATGGGATTCAATGAATTTCTGAACGTCTCCCATAAGACTCATATCACCCCCTGAACCCTGTCGGGATCTGGCTGTAATCCACATTCCCGTAGCTGGATTTGAACATCGGATCTTCACGTCCAGGACTAGGTGCAGCAGGAACAGCCCATAACTCCCCAAAATGACGATCGGGACCAAAAAACGTGGTGGCCTGTTTCACGAATTGCGTGCCGCTGTTCCCCGTTGCAGATACCCATCCCGCATAACGCTTTACGCCTTCCAGCATGGTTTCAGCATTTACCCCCTCTTTCAGACGGGCTTTCCAGGCTTTGTAGGCTGCTGATTTTGAATTTCCACCTGCACGTTTTGGATATGCCAACCAGGCTTGCTCGAACTCTGGTGAATATTCCTGCCGGGCAGAACAGACTGACGCAGACGCGTAAGCAGATGCGCCAATGGTTTTTGATTCATTGACTGGTTCTTTGACTGGTTCAAAAGAGTGACTGGTTCTGGGTGAATCTCCTTCACTACCCCCTGGTACAACTCCTGCACTACCTAGTGAATTTGCTGCACCAGGTAATGAATTATTTGCACTCCCCCCTAGTGAATCTCCTGCACCATCAAGACGAAGGAGGTAAATATTACTTGAGTTACCTTTTTCACCTTTCCGGGTGACTTTTTTTACCAGACCGCACTCACAAAGCGCCGAAATATGATTCATCACAGAGCGTTTGCTAATCTCGCACTGATCAGCGATATGCTGGTAGCTGGGCCAGCACTCGCCCTGATCACTGGCATTATCAGCCAGCTTAATCAGAACCAGTTTTCGTAATGGATTACCCACTCGAATTTTCATCGCCTTAACCATCAGTTCCATGCTCATGCAGCACCTCCGAGATGCTTCATGTTTTTGCCGGAACGAAAGGCAATAAGCGGCATGTTGACGCGGTAATTACGTCCAAGAGGCTCACAGACAACCTTCTGACATTCGCGATCGACCAGGCTAATACGCAGAACGTACCCTTCTGGTGTGCTGTACCACTGTCCTGGACGAGGGCAATGAAAACGTTGGCTGGTGAACCGATTAAAAATATTCCGGATCATTTGCGCCCCCTTACCTCTGAACGGTTCAGTGTCATATTGATAAGGCTCGCAAGCGCCGCAGCGTCATTGATGCGGTCGTACAGGCTTACGGCCAGCGGAGATTCCACTTTTTCCAGCATGGGATAAAGCTGTTGTAACCAGACCTGATGAATGGATGAAATGTAGGAATAAAGAACGCTGGCATTCTGTGCTGCATCGCTCAGCACCGATGGAGTTGAAAGTTGTTTCTCCATCTGGTTAAAGGCATTGATGTATGCCTCTTTGAACTGGGCGGCGCGTTTGCCCGTAAAGCCCATAGCAAGGAAAGCAAAGCCGTCGCGGGTAATGTTATAGCAGGGACGTAGTTTACCTTGATCATCGGTATATTCAGCCCCCGCAAAATTGCGGGCGCTGAATTCTGGAGAACATTCAAGCGCACGTATTTTTTTCAATACATCGTCGTGGCGTTTTGTGAAATAGTTTGCAATAGCCAGTGAGGAAGTAACAGCTTGGCCGTTGATAACATTAATTTTAGGTTGTGCGAGGGCTGGGACTGTAGCCATGTTGGCCGCCTCCTTGATCAGTGAAGAACTTCCACCACCGGAAACGCCAATTTCACTGGTGGTGAACTGAGCAGGGTTGGCGTAACCGGCGATCAAGGAAACCGGCGCATCTTTCGATGCCCCCGCCCAGCCCACCATAATTTTGATATGGGCAAACGCGGACGATAAAAAAGACGCTGGCGCGTCATATATCGCCTTGATCAATTCCAGGACGCCAATCCCGGCACCCGCTTTATAAGGTGCCTGAACAGTGTAACGTCCCGGAATTGCAGAATCAATGTGTTCCTGGCGCTTCACACTCAACAAAATCACGCCTGAATTTCCATAAAGGGCTAAAACACTCATGCGGATAGCCCTTGCGCAGATAGATAACTCGCTCAGTTTCTGGTTCCCAGCGAATGACATGGACATAAAGACCCCTTCCATCACGAAACCAGCGGTTAAGTTCCTGCACGAGTCATCCCCCACGGTCAGGCTGTGTTCCCTGTGGTTACGCACGACCAGGCTATTTGGTAATCTGCATTCATGACGTAACGGCCGGTACTCATACATCCCCGGTTGTTGCGACAAACGGTTATTTACCGTTAAACTGTTCATGCGTTGGTTTTCTCCATAAAATTTGACGCCACGGCGCCCGGAGCTGCACACTCGCGGGCGTCACCCTTTTCTGGCGCGCAAAAAACTCTGTATACCAGTGTCGAATGCTGTTGCAGCTTTGCGATCGCCTGATACAACTCCTCATCAATCACGGCTTTTTCATGTGGCTCAATAACGCCATCTTCGATAGCCACCCTGATTTGCTGGGAATAACTGGTGATCTGCTCAATCGCTTCCAGCAGGCGCTGATTAATATCTGCGTTATCCACTTCTTCCATATCTGCCAGCGGAACAAAAACGCCACCTGATGCCCTGGCTACTGAATGTGCCAGGTGATAGGTTCCTCCGGCACGTTGCAGTACCAGCGCCCACCCAATCGGGAAGATCTGATCACCACCAGTACGCAGGCGGTTAAACAGAGCATCTTTGGTGACATCCAGCCATTCCGCAGCTTCTTCATAACCGCCATGCAGACTGGAAATCGTCTTTTTAATCGCAGCCACCAGCCAGCGGGGCTGCTTTTCAACTTTCCATTCAGGTTCATGTCCCACGGATCTACTCCTTCTGCTGTGGTGGCGGTCAAATCGCCGAATCACTAAGCTGATATCTGTTTGGATACAAAATTTGCATCTCGCTAATTTCTCCGGCGTAAAATTGAGCCAGGCGCTCAGCAAGCTCTGTTGAAGGAGCCTGCTCGCATCTTTCAACCCGGCTTAATGTTGCAGGATCAACCTGAACCCCTTTAGCGACGTGCTGTAACGTATAACCATGCGATTTCCGCAATTTTCTCAATGGTGATTGCATAAAACCTCCTTCTTTTGCGTATGTCGCATGTTATTTCATACAGAAAACTTGCGCAAGTTGATTTGCACAATGCGCAAAAAATTAATGTAATGAACGCATGAATATAGGAAACCGTGTCAGACAACTTCGCCGCGCGAAGAACATGAAAATTGCTGAGCTAGCAGAAGCCATCGGCGTGGATGCCGCAAACATCTCTCGTCTGGAGACTGGCAAGCAAAAGCAATTTACCGAACAAACACTTTCTAGGCTGGCTGACTGCTTAGGTGTTGATATAGCAGAACTCTTTACCTCAGACCCAAAAGGTAATACTGTATGTAAACACAGTGATATGAGGAAGGATTCAGCTAACGTGAAGGATTTGTTCCGTATCGAGATACTGGATGTCAGTGCAAGCGCCGGTAATGGACTCATTCAGGGCGGTGATGTTATCGATGTAATCCATGCTATCGAATATAACAAGGACAAAGCATTAGCTATGTTTGGCGGGCGCCCTGCCGCTGAGCTTAAAGTGATTAACGTGCGCGGTGACAGCATGGCGCCAACAATTGAACCGGGAGATCTTATTTTTGTCGATATAAGCATCAACCAGTTCGATGGTGATGGCATCTATGTCTTTGGCTTTGATGATAAAATATACGTAAAAAGGCTGCAGATGATCCCCGATAAATTATTGGTGATATCTGATAACACTAACTACAGGGAATGGAGTATTACCAAAGACAACGAGTGCAGGTTCGGTGTTTTTGGCAAGGTTCTGATAAGCCAGACGCAGTCACTCAAACGACACAATTAATAGAAAGCGTCGACAAGGCCACCATTATGGTGGCTTTTTTTTTGACTCAAAATTGCATATATCGCAATTTTATACTTGCGCAATGTGCAATTTAAATGTAATTTGCATTCATAGAGCAGCGAACAGGCAGGACGCCCACGAAGTAGCCGCCGGTGGCATACGAATGACCGGATGATTCGCTGAAAGGTGTCTTCGGGAGGGGTTGCGGAACTGGGTTGACCACCAGCAACAGATAACTCAGCCGACAACACGGAGCCGTTTAACCCACGGCGTCGGAGTGTAAATACCGTAGGGGTTGTACCGACTGGTCATCGGTGCCCCGCCCGAAGATACCTGTAGCCAGTGCAAGCGATATTCTGGCGGCCCGTTCCATTACGTTAGCGGAAACCGCCAGCTTTTTCAGGAGAGCAACAGATAAGAGTTTTTTCCGCGCGGTAAAGCGCTTCTGTAAGAGAGAGAACTCTTATCGTTGTGGTGAATGCGGCTCAGCGCACGCGGGTAAGGTTGAAGCTGACAGTCGATCCTCTGTAGTTAAGCACCCGTCTGGCGTGCAACCTTCGCCAGATACCGGGAGGCACCCGGCACCACAACGTTATTGCTGTGTGAAGTCTTGTCGGCGTCCGGCTCTTCCAACAACAGGAGGAAGGCGACAGTGTTCTGCCGTGACGCCGACCTTTTTACACAACAGAAAAGAGCATCTCCGCGCGACGGGCTCATTACCCAATCCACCCGGAAAGCTGTTACAGCAGGTGCTCTTTTCTGTTTTGTGGAGAAACCAACTGGCGGTGGCAACCGCCATCTTGAGGGGTTAACGATGAATGATGACCGCATGACCGTAGTGCCCGACTTTCTGGGCGAACTGGATGCCGGCGTGTTCATGAACAAAATCGCGGCAGCGCTGAATACTGTCGGATTAGGCGTTCTGAATAACGGCAATAAAGGCAAGGTAGTCCTCACCTTTGATTTTGAGCGCATGGGAAATTCAGTCGAAGAGAAGCGCGTCAAAATTAAACACAAGCTGCAGTACAGCACTCCGACGCCGCGCGGTAAAGCGTCAGAAGAGGACACAACAGAAACCCCAATGTGGGTTAACAAGGGCGGAAAGCTCACCATACTGCAGGAAGATCAGGGTCAACTGTTCAGTATTAAAGGCACTACTGACGGAAAGCTTAAAGCGGCTCAGTGAACCGCAGCTAACCAAATCACTACCACCACTTTGATCATTAGTTAATAAGGAATTTTTATGTCTCAGTTAGACAGCGGCACTTTTCAGCAGGTAAAAGACCTGGTTCTTTCTGGCTATCACCTGAACGATATTCAGGGGCTGGCTTGCCCGACAGCATTATTGCCTGCCGGGACAGGTGTTGAAAGCCTCGAACGCTTTGCTCTGGAGCGTTTCCGCTTCCGCGGCGCCATGACTACCACCAGCATTGAAGACTTTGTCCGTTATTCAAAGGGCTATGCCAGTGCAACCGAAAAAGCACGCTGCTTTATTGATGCTGACCATATGACAGCTCGCTCAGTTTTCAATATTGGTACGCTGGATAACCCCGGTCATGCAGACAACGTTGCTTCTATCACGCTGAAACAGACTGCACCATTCCGCGCTCTGCTCCAGATCAACGGGGAACGCCTGAAACAAAAACAGATCGCCGAATGGCTGGAAGACTGGAGCGATTATCTCCTGGCGTTCGATGCTGACGGTAACACAATGCAGATTTCACAGGCTGCCCAGGCTGTTCGCCGCATTACGATCCAACAGGCAACCCAGCAGGATCATGAAGATGGCGATTTCAGCGGTAAGAAATCCCTTATGCAAAGCATTGAGGCCAGCAGCAAAGACGTTATGCCGGTGGCTTTTGAGTTCAAATGTGTTCCGTATGAGGGTCTCGGAGAACGTACGTTCAGCCTCCGCAACAGCCTGCTGACCGGTGATGAACCTCGCTTTGTTCTGCGTATCGTACAACTGGAAGCGCAGGAAGAAGCGATCGCCAGTGAATTCCGCGACATGCTGATCAGCAAGTTCGACGGTGAATCAGTAGAAACGTTCATCGGTAACTTTAAAGCGTAATTGCTCTGCATTAAATCCCCGGCGCCGCGGGGATTTATTGAAGTGTAATTCTGTTAATTATCGCCACCCGGCGAGGGATTCGCACAACCAAAATTCACGCGGTGCAGCGCGAAATAAATTATAAGGAGAACCAACGATGAGTTTTATTCAAACACTTTCAGGTAAACAATTTGATTATCTCAGCGCAACTATTGACGACATTGATATTGAAGATATCGCCGTGGCGCTTTCCAATATTTGCCGCTTCTCCGGACATCTCCCTGAATTTTATAGCGTGGCGCAGCATTCCGTACTGTGCAGCCAGCTTGTATCACCGGAGTTTGCCTTTGAAGCCCTGATGCACGACGCAGCCGAAGCGTATTGCCAGGATATCCCTGCCCCATTAAAAGCGTTACTGCCTGATTATCGCGAGATTGAGAAACGTACCGATCAACTGATCCGCTTTAAGTTTGGCTTGCCACTGGAAGAAGCCAGCGTAGTGAAGTATGCAGATCTGACCATGCTGGCAACTGAACGCCGCGATCTGGATATTGATGACAGTATTCCCTGGGTAATACTGGAAGGTATCCCCCCGACAGATTTATTCGAAATCTACCCCCTTCGCCCCGGTCTGGCTTTCGGCCTGTTTATGGCCCGCTTTAATGAACTGATGGAGCTACGGCAATGTGCTGCATGAAAGATAAAGAGTCTGTAGTGAAGGCAATCAGATCAAGACTTTTGTGGGAGCGCGTTGAAGGCGGTGCAGCATGAACATCGACAAACAGGCGCAGGAAGCAACGGAAAATCTGGTTCAGGAGCGTAATGCGTTGGCTGCGGAAAATGTAGCAATGAAGTCTGCACTTAACGACATCCTCCAGCCTGACGCAGCAGTACTTGAGAGAAACCACCGTGTCCGCGCACTGGATGCAATGGAGACCCCAGCCACCGACGCGTTTCTGGCTGAGGTGCGGGCGCAGGCTCACAAGGAAGGCGC